GAGGAGGAAAAACCAACTGCTGCGATCATTAGCGCTTGCCATAGCTAGAAACCAAGTGGGGGCTGCAAGGCCGACTCACGAAGTTATTGCAGGCGAAGGTGTCACGCAGATAGAGTACGACCAAATCGCAAAGAACCCACAGTTCCAGCGGTATGTTGACGCCTATACGTTAGAGCTAAAAGACAACGGCTTCTCCTTTGCTGCAAAGAGCAAGGTATTAGCTGAAGATTTGCTTGCTACGGCCTACCATATGGCACAAGACCCCGACACACCGGCGGCTGTGCGTACAAAAATACTCGAAAACTTCGTAGAATGGGCTGATTTAAAGCCTAAAAAGGACTCTTCTGCCCTTGCCGGACCCGGTTTTTCGATCACAATTAACATCCCAAGTAGCCCAAATTCACCCTCCCAAACCATCGTTTTAGAGGCAGAAACACCTGAAAATGTGCAAAAAATACCAAAATTAGAGCAAAAACAACCTATTTTGCTAGGTGAGGGCGATGAGTATGAGTACGCAGGCGATGACTACCTATGAGCGTTAACTACACCCCAGTACCCTCCGTCGTTCCCTATTTGCTCAGTGATAAGTTCCAGTCGTTTATTGTAGGTCCTGTGGGATCGACGAAGACTACTGCGTCCCTGATGAAAATACCGATTGAGGCGAAGAAGGTTGCTGCCTGTGCCGATGGTATTCGCCGGTCTCGTTGTGCAGTGGTACGTAACACGCGTCAGATGTTGCTTGACTCGACTATTAAAGACTTTCTCAATCTGTTTCCAGAGGGACAGGCGGGTGCGTACTTGCGTACTGAGTTGCGCTTCGTCATGAAATTCGACGATGTTGAGTGCGATATACTATTTAGGGGACTAGATGATGCCAACGACGTACGGCGACTTCTCTCCCTGCAGTTATCCTTTGCCATGGTGGATGAGATACGAGAGATTAACCCTGACGTGTTTGATGCACTGACCGGACGACTGGGGCGATATCCCAACGGGATGATGGTGCCGCATAGACCAGTGTGGGGGGTCGATGACAAAGGTAATCCCATACAGGGATGTGTGGACGACAGCGGGAAGCAGCTCAAGAAAGTATGGGGGGCGACTAACCCCGCCGATGCGGATACGCACTGGGAAGAATATCTGTCCGACGCAGACCCAGACAAAGTGCACGTCACCATACAGCCGTCGGGTAGGTCGGCGGAAGCGGATTGGATTCAGCACTTGCCTTCGCATTACTACGAAGACATCATGGTGGGTAAGTCCGAGGATTGGGTTTCGGTCTACGTGGACGGTAAGTGGGGGCGCAGTCTCTCAGGGTTGCCTGTATATCAGAAGACGTTCGTGCCAGACTTTCATATTTCCAAAGGAGAATTGAGAGCCATTGCCAGCCAAGACTTTCCCATCATTATAGGGATTGACTTTGGACGGACACCCGCCGCTGTCTTTAAACAGCGAGACCCGCGTGGTCGGGTGGTGACATTAGGCGAGATTACTTCTGAGAACATGGGCATCGAGACGTTTATACGGACCATGCTAAATCCGTACGTGGCCAACCACTTCCCCGGACACACGCTGGTCTGCGCTCCTGACCCGGCGGGGTTTATGAAACAGCAGCTCAACGAGATGACGCTGGTGGATGCACTGAAAGTGGCGGGTTATAAATGTGTTAAGCCTCCGACGAATAAGCCGGAGCTTAGGATTCAGGCGGTGGAGCGGCTCCTGTCGCAGCAGTTGGAAGGTAAAGCGATGTATCTGATCGACCCGCGTTGCACCATGCTGATAAAAGGATTCCGGTCGGGGTATCGGTACAAAGTGAAGAAAAACGGGGAGATTGAGGACGCGCCGGACAAGAACGAGTACTCCCACGTGCATGACGCCAACCAGTACGCTGACTCCGTGATCGACATGAATGTGCGAGGAAATGCGTTGACAATGGCCCGACGCGAGATTAAGCGGGTACAATACGCCTATACTTGACACATCTGGTATCCCGGTGATACATAGGGGTACCTGACTTGGAGGACATATGGCGTTCTTTTACCCATCGATAACCGAAGACCAAAGAACGGAGCCGTTTGAGTTACAGGTTTCCCGTGGCTTGGTTCAGGGACATCGTGCTATTACAGTATTCGGTTATAACCCAGATGTGGACACAGCAGAAGTGACTGTTTGGCCGCACACCGGGTCTCTTGTCCACCCCACTACAGCAGTAACAGTCAAAGTAAGTTCAGCTAGTGCAGACGATACGTCGAACGGCATAGGGGCAAGAACGGTTACGATCAATGGTCTCGACAATAATTATGATGAGATTTCCGAGACGGTAACACTCAACGGACAGACAGCGGTAGTAACTACTAAACTGTTTATTCGCATAAACTACGCTTTCGTAGCATCAACGGGTACAAGCATATCTGCACTTGGTGACATATTTTTCGGCAACGGCACAGTAACTGCAGGTGTTCCTGATACGGTATATAACATCATTAAGTTTGACTACAATAATACGGTTTCTGGGCACTACACCATCCCTGCTGGGCATACTGGGTACCTGATGCAAGGTAATTTTTCTGCGGGACAGAGTGGTGGTAGCGCAGCAGTGCGTGGTAGATTACTGACTACGGACGCCACTGGTGTACGTAGAACCGCAGCGGTAGTTACGGTTAACAACGGTGCTATTGAGTATCCTTTTGAGTATCCCATCGCAATACCAGAGAAAACAGACATTGAGGCTACTGCTCTTGGTACGTCTACAAATAACCAAGCCTCTATCTTATATGTGTTGGTTCTTGTAAAAGGTTCAACAGCACCTTCACCCGGCACTCCAAGGATTTAAAAATGAATGGATTAGCACTCATGCCTGTGGCTCGGGCTTCGGACCTCGAAGCTGAAGCTAAGCGCAAGTCAGACGAACAGAACGCACAGCCGGTAATTCTTGGGCTGTCTTCTCATGTAACTAAAAGATGGCAGTCAGCACGACTGGCCAAGCGAGAACTTGAAGAGCGCATGTTGCAGTGTCTGCGTCAGCGCAATGGTGAGTATGACCCAGAGAAGTTAGCTGAGATTAGTCAGCAGGGCGGCTCCGACATCTTCGTGCAGTTGACTTCAGTTAAGTGCCGTGCAGCGACAAGCTGGTTACGTGACACACTATTAGGTACTGGCTCTGACCGCCCATGGAATCTTGAGTCAACACCTGTCCCAGACCTCCCGCCTGATGTAATTCAGAATCTGCAGTCGCAGATGGCCACGCAACTTATGCAGATGTATGCACAAGGGCAACAGCCAGACGAAGCAACACTTGCCGACGCTGCACAGCAGATGAAAGATCGGATGACGCACCAGCTCAAAGAAGAAGCTGAGAAGCGCATCGATCGTATGGAAACGAAGATGGAAGACCAGTTAGTACAAGGTGGTTTTCAGGCAGCGTTCAATGAGTTCTTAGATGACGTGGTTACATTCCCGTACGCGGTGATGAAAGGACCAGTAAAGCGTCGTCGCAAAACACTGAAGTGGCAAGGTAACGAGCTAAAGCCGATCGAAGAGATTCGCAACGAGTGGGAACGCGTCGATCCGTTCATGGTCTATTGGGCACCGTGGGCGTGGAACATTGGCGATGGCTTCATCATTGAGCGTCACAAGATGACACGCGAAGCACTCGAAGCGTTAATCGGTGTTGAGGGCTATAGTGAGTCGGCTATTCGTACTGTGCTGAGCGAGTTCAACAACGGCAACTTGAAAGAGTGGTTGTGGACTGACTCCGCTAAGGCAACTGCCGAGGGTAAGAACCTAACCTACGCGCTGCATACCGACGACTTGGTTGACGCGCTACAATTGTGGGATACCGTACAAGGTCAAGAGTTACTTGATTGGGGTATGGATGCTAAGTTGGTTCCTGACCCACAGCTTACCTATCCGTGCGAAGTGTGGCTGATTGGCAACACCGTGATCCGTGCAGAGTTGAACTACGATCCGCTTGGTCGTAAGCCGTACTTCCTTACGTCGTATGAGAACCTGCCCGGTTCCGTCGATGGAAAAGGCGTACCAGACCTGTGCCGTGATTCGCAGAATATGGTCAACGGCGCTGCTCGCGCACTGTCAAACAACATGGGTATTTCGTCCGGTCCACAGGTCGGGGTTAACTTGTCCCGCATCCCAGCTGGCGAAGATATTACACAGATGTACCCATGGAAAGTATGGCAGTTCCAAGCGTCTGACTACAATGATGGCTCTCAGCCACTCACGTTCTTCCAACCATCCAGCAACGCACAAGAGCTGATGTCAGTGTTTGAGAAGTTCTCGATCCGCGCAGACGAAGACACGATGATCCCTCGCTACATGACAGGTGAGAGTTCGGGTGGTGCAGGTCGTACATCGTCTGGCTTGTCCATGCTGATCTCGAACGCTGGCAAAGGTATCAAGCAGGTTATTAGCAACATTGACCAGCACATTTTGATTCCAATCATAGAGCGTCTCTATCAAGATAACCTTCGCTATAGCAAAGACCCAGACTTCATTGGCGATGTGAACGTCGTTGCCCGTGGTGCGCAGGCTCTGGTTGTTAAGGAAGCTGAAGCGATTCGCCGTAACGAGTTCCTGCAAGTGGTACTCAATAGCCCAGTGGCTCAGCAGATCGTTGGCCAGTCTGGTACAGCAGAACTGTTGCGTGATGTAGCACGGAACTTGAGCGGTAATATCGATCGTATCGTTCCTGACCGTCAGCAGCTCACAGTTATCCAGCAGCAACAGCAGACAATCATGCAACTACAGCAACAGATCGCTACGTTCATGGGTGCTGCGGAAGAAGCGATGAAGCAGGGCGGTGGCGGTGGTCAAGGTACCCCAGCGAAGCTAAACGCCCCAGCTACCTTGCCAGACGGGTCTCCTGCCGGTGGCAGAGAATCCAATTTTATGTCCCCTCGACCTAACGGAGTGTAATTATGAAAGGCATTTCTTCATCGCCTAGCTGTGGTGCGTTTGTTATGGAGCTATTCCATTCACGTACTAACGCACATATGCAGCACCTGAGAACCCGTAGCTTTGCTGCGCACATGGCGCTTGGTACTTACTACGACAAGATCGTTGATTTGACTGATCATCTTGTAGAAGCGTACCAAGGTCGGTACGGCCTCATTGACTACCCAGAAGTTCCATTTAAGCAAGATTCTGATCCAATTACGATGCTTAAAGGTCTTCGTCGTTATATTGATGACAACCGTCTCGGTATGACTCCGTACAGTGAACTGCAAAACATCATCGATGAAATCGTCGCGCTAATGGATTCTACGCTGTATAAACTAGAGTTCTTATCGTAATTGCTTGACAAGTAAATACACCGGATGTTACATAGTCATTTATGAATCTATTTCTTGAGAATAGACCAGATCGTAAGTATGTACAGGCACTGAATAAGTGCCGGTTGCCAGAAAACGAAGGTCTTATTCAGCTCTTTAAACACAAATTAGACGAAACAAAAGCATCCCTAGTGACGGCTGACGAAGAGCATTTAATTCGTCGTCTTCAGGGGAGAGCTAGAGTTTTACAAGATTTTTTGGAGGCGGTTGAAGAATCGTCGTCAATCTTGGAGCGGCTTAAATAGTCGCATTTTATTAGTCCGAAGCAAACCATTATGTCGTAGGCACACCGGAAGAGGAGCTGAAGGCAGAGTTGGAGCTAAAAGGAGAACTACACATGGCATTACCGAAGCAGATTGAGCAGCAAATGAAGGAGATTGAGGAATTAGAGAAGCAGCTTAACGCTAACTCGGAACCTCCTGCAGAACCTACTGCAGAATCGGAGACCGAAGCGCCGCAAGCAGAGCCGGATAAGACCGTTCCTGTTGAGCCAACTGCAGAAGTAAAGCCGAACGAGCCTACTACACCGGAAGTAACGGAAGAAACGTGGCAGCAGAAGTACCGTACCCTAAAAGGTATGTACGACGCGGAAGTACCTAGGCTACATGCTCAGGTAAAGGAATTGCAGACGTACGTTGCGAATTTACGGCAACAAGCTGAAGCTAAACCTGCTCCGTCTGCTACACCGACTACCAATACCAAACGTGAAACTCTCGTGACGGATGAGGACGTGCAAGCATTTGGGGCTGATCTCATTGAAGTTCAGCGTAAAGTTGCTCGTGAAGTTGCAATGGAATTCGGTGCATCAGTAGATGCTCTGAAGGCAGAGAATGAAGAACTGCGTAGCCAGATTCAACGAACAGGTAGTCAAGTCGGTGAAATGACGTTTGAACAAAAACTGCATCGCATGGTGCCGGATTTCGATAACCTCAACAACGATCCAGCTTGGGTGTCTTGGCTTGATGAGTTTGACCCAATTCTACGTTCACCCCGCCGCGCCATCGCACAGAGCGCCTTTAACTCAGGGGATGCAGAGGGAGTCGCATACTACGTCAACTTGTTTAGACAGTTGACAGCGGTTCCGGTTGTAAACCCTAAAGACTCAGAGCTTGAACGCCAAGTCCAGCCAACCCGATCTGCTACGTCGCAGACGCCGGTTAGTCAGAAAGGAAAGATTTACTCGACGAATGATGTTGAGAAAATGTTCCAGAAGATTACCCAGTTACATTCGACGCAGAAGTTTGATGAGGCAAAAAAACTTGAAGCCGAAATCGACGCTGCTTACATGGACGGACGCGTAACTGCATAAGTACATGCCAGCAGCCTAGATAAACCAACTTTTCTTTTATCTTAAATAGGAGGCCAATCATGGCTGCTGTATTCCCGGTTCAATCGCCGTTCAACACCAATCCTAGCTACTCCGGTGGCTTTATTCCAACCCTGTGGTCTGGCAAACTGAACGCTAAGTTCTACCAGAACACCATGCTGTCCGAGATCGCTAACACGACTTGGGAAGGCGAACTGAAGAACCAAGGCGATACGATTCGTATCCGCACTGCTCCTTCGATCAGCATCTCCAACTACGAAGCTGGTAACAACCTGAGCTACGAAGTTCCTACCCCTATCTACACTGACATGCAAGTCAACAAGGGTATGTACTTTGGCGTTCAAGTGAACGACGTTCTGTCCTATCAATCTGATATGGACCTGATGAACATGTTCACCGACGACGCTGCCAAGCAACTGAAAATCGCTATCGAGAATGAAGTCTTCTTCAACTCGTTCGTGACCGAAGGTCCTGCTTCGCAAAACGAAGGTGCTACCGCTGGTAAGATTTCTGCTGCGTACAATCTGGGTACTGACGTTACTCCTATTGACCAGTCGAGCGCTGCCAACGTATTGAACGCCATCCTGCGTATGTCTTCGGTTCTGGACGAGCAAAACGTCCCTGAGTCGGGTCGTTGGTTGGTAATCTCCCCGTTCGATCGTCACCTGCTGATGCAATCGAACATTGCTC